TGATCTATTTGGGTTTATCATTCCTCTTTTTTCCATTCCTCTTGTTGCGTCCCCTATTTCTCCCGCATTTTGGTTATTATAAAACTCAATTTCATCTTCATCAGTCTTAAAAGAACCACCTCCCATACGTTGAGAAGTGACATTGTTACCATCAGTAGGATTGTGTCCACCTCCCCCGGCTCCAGTACCTGTGAATTCTTTTATGGTACCTCTAATTAGTTCTCTTAGTTCCTTCTTTGTCATTTATTTCTTTTATTATTCCTTCTCTTCTTTCGTTTGCAAACTTTGTTATATCTTTGGTGATTTTTTCTTTATCAATACCACCAACCCATCTTTCTATTTCACCCTGCTCCGATATATATCCATCATTTGTATCATTTACTGCGCCTAATAAATATGACTCCATTTCGTCTAATATAGTAAGATTGTTTTTTGCTTTTAAAAGCTTTCTATAATCATCATATTGCCCACGCATTCTTAATTTATGTTCGAATTCTATAACACAATCATGGCATTTTTTATGTGCTTTATAATTATCCTTACTTAAACGGCTTTTCATTACTTTACTACATTTAGGGCAACATAAAGGGACAAATACTTCTTTTTTAATTGCATCTAATTTAGATACTGTTTGTTTTATGCCATTTTTTATTGTCCAAGTTTTTTTATTTTCTTTCCAAATATCACCTTCTTTATATTTAACCTGTTTTTTATTATAACCAAGTTGTGTGCCTGATGCGTCTCCAGTTTTGCCCATAATTAAATTACGGGCTCTATTTACATCTTTTTTACTAAATTCTTTATTTAATCCTTGTACTTTTTGTTGCATAACTTTTATTTAAATATTATTGTTGGGACTTGTTCTGCTGGTTCTTCTGGTTCCCAATTTTTTTCATAGTGATTTTTTGCATCTACAATTTCATAGTCATTTGGGTGTGATTTAATAAGTTTTATTAGATCCCCCCAAACTCCACCATCAAGTTCTCGTTTTACATAAGCAAATTTTATTCTCCAAATTCCTGGTTTTCTTTCAGAAACAGAGCCATATTCCCCCGTTAGGTCTTTAATTTCTTTTTCTAATTGTTGTAAAGAAATAGGAAGATTTTCATTTAAATATCCTAATTCTGTTGCTTTTTCTTTTAGTGATTTTCTAATTTTATTTTCCATGTTATTTTTTGTAAGGAAATATTTCGTTTAATTTATCTTTACGCTCATCGCACCCACAACCCCCTCCTGTTTCTACTTCTATTATTTCTACTAGTTTTTTAATACCAGTCATTTTTGTAAATTTTTCAACAGTATCTCCTAATCCTTTACTTTTATTTTCTTCTTTTTTCATTTGTTTAAAACTTGATTTACCCCAAGGCCCCACCCAAATATCTTCATCTATTTCACTCATTATGATCCTGGTTTTCCTGCATTAAAATTATTTCTACTAAATTCTAATCTGTCAACTAATTTAATACCATTTTCTGTGTGATCAACTGCTACAAATCCTTCTGCTTTAGTTACACTTAAAGTACCATCTCCGTTGTCGATAAAGTGTTTAGTAGATACAGCTTTATCGTATTTGGTTATAAATATAGACTTTGCCTCAGAGAGTAATTTACTTATTCTAAATAAATTAAGTATATCTTGTTTTTGAGATTCAAATTCTTTGATTTTATCTTCTCCGGCTTTTCTTTTCTTTTCTTTAGTTTCTGGTCGTTTAACTTTTTCAATACTTTTATCAACTGCTAATTGATACCAATTTTTGAATTTTTCAAAAGATTTTATTGGGTTAAGTAAAAACTCACCTTGTCTTATTTCTTGGTTAAGATAAGTATTTAAAGCCTTTAATGGTAAGTTTGTATAATCTACATTAATTGAATCTGCTTCTTTGATTTTTTCTAATACAAAAGATTCTTCTTCGCTATTTAATAAAATCCCTGTATCATCCTTAAAATAAGCATCATCAAACCAAACATTACTAGATGGGTTTAATCCACTTATATCCGCACCAAATGATGCTCCTCCCCCACTTAAATCCTTATAAGTTGTATGGAATATTATTCCTATTTTTGCTGCGTTTATTTTTCTACCTAAATCTGAATTAGCTTCAACAGCATATCTTATTGTATTTGGTCTAAAAGTATAATGTGGTTTTTCTTCAATATTTTGTGTATCTACATCATCACTATCAAACATAAAATCACCTTGTAGTATACCATTTATTCCTACAGCTGGTAAATATTCTAATGCTAATTTTAATTTTTTAGCTAAACCTCCTGCGTGGCCGTGATTTGTGTCTATATCTTGAGAAGTATAATTGATTTTTGGGTCTACATTAAACACTGATTTAGTACCTACAAAAAATTGTCCATTTTCAGGATTAATACCTGTAAATATAGCAGGTGCACCATCCCATTTTACAGATACATTCTTAATTGAATTGTCTTCCCCTTTTAAATTTTTAATTAATTCATAAAGGAAAGATTTTGCTTGATTAAAACCATCTTGTCCTTGAGTTAATACTAATTCTTCAAGGTGAGTTAAATGTGTGTTTGCTTTAGTTTCTGTTATCACTTCTGTTAGTTGTTCTTTCCACCAATTTTGTGAAAATACTGATGTTTCATTCATATATCCATTTACTTTTAACCATCTTTTTGCTTCTGCATCTTTATTTTGAGATACCATAAGTTGAAGATCTCTATATTCTTGAGGGTTTTTTATTTTATTCTTATATTGGGAAATTAAATCATGTCCCCCATACCCTGATGTATGAGAGGGGTCTATTCCATCTCCCGCATATGTTGTTTCCGTGGATAATTTTCTTGTAAGTGTACCTTTTACATAATCAGGCACTTTATAACCCCCTCCTCCATGATTATCTCCCTTCATATTAGACATATCCTTACTTAAGCGTTTCATGTTTTTAGCATGTTTGGCTTTTTCTTGTTTGTTCATCATACCCATCATTTCATTAACTGCCGCTGGATCTTCTACTGTTAAATTTACGTCTGGGTGTTTATCTTTTAAGGCAGATACTGCTGTTCTGTTTTCTTCTGAATCATCTATAAAGTAAACTGTTTTATATCCTTTATTTATATGGTTTTCAATCCAGTCAGCTTTGTCTTGTCCTGTTACTCTTCCCCCTACTTGTAATCCTAAAGGTACAACATAAGCATCTAAGCCTATACTTTTAAGATATCTTGTTACGGGGTGTCCTATAGAACGAGCAGTTAATATAGTTGTTTTTACGTTTGGTTTACTTAATGAAGATTTTAGTTTATTTAAGACTTTACTATTTACAATAGCGTCTCCTATTTGTTTTTCAAATTCTGAGAAATTATAATCAAAATTCATCATATTAAACTTCGCTTCCATTTCTTTTGAAATTTCTGGAAATTTGTCTGAAGGTATATCTAATACTTTTTCATAATCCCCCTTAGGACTTGTTATAGTAACTCTAATGTTTGCTTGTACTTGAGCTATTGTGTCATCAAAATCATAAGCATGTAAAGCTTTTCCTTTTTCATCTGCTTCATACATTCCTCCTGCACCCATTCCCCCACCAGTATACATTCCTCCTCTTCTATATTTGTATCCAGGTTCTATATCATCTTTGTGACCATCAGGCATTCCTGCTTTCCATTCACTACTTTTCATATAATCTAAAACATGATCGTTTGGGTCATATAAATCTTCTTGAATATTATCTAATACTATATTCCAAATTTTTTCTTTATCAACATTATCAGGTAAATTATTTTGAAATAGATCTTTTTGATCATTCATAATAAATTCTCTCATCTTAGAAGCTGATATTCCTCCCCCTTTTTTAGTAATTTCATGTTCAACTACTTTTATTCCTTTTGGGTTATATTTTTCGTAATTTTCTGGTTTAAATAAGGGGTCTGTTAGTACTTTAAATCTTGGGTAATCTTTCCATCCTGTACCCACATGGACTTCTTCTCCTTCTGTGGCTTCTTTTTCTACATATTCAAATACATCAGCGATTGGAGAATTTGAGGCCGCTTCTTTAGCTTCAAAACCATACATTTCCCATATCTTAATAGACATAGCTTGTGTTACGTCGTCCCGTTCTGCAGGTCCTACTCTAATAACAACATTTGCTCCTGATTGTTTAGCTAAGTCAAGGGCTAGTTCATAATGTCCTTTATGGGGTGGTTTAAACCCACCGGGTAAGATTGCAGTCTTCTTCATCAATTAATACAGTTTATTATAAATATAAAACTCTATGAAAGAGCCATTCTCTTTTTCATTAACACAGAAGTAGTTAATTCTACTGCATTATGGAGTAATTTTGTAAAAGTTTCAAAACCAAGTTCAGATGGATCTTTATCTCCCATTTCTATAATATAAACTCGTTTTCCGTAAGACATAAATGTTTCTGCGTGGTTAAAGGCATCTTTTAAAGCGTCTTCATCTAATGCTAGATAGATTTTTTCTACGTTAGATTTAATAATTTTTGTCATTAAGGTTGTGGATAATTTTTTTCCAAATAAAGGAATTGCGTTACGTTTAATTGCCATTGCATCGAACGCACCTTCGCACAGAATCACGGGAAGATCCCAGTTTATATACATTTCAAACCCAATTATGTCCTTGGTACTGGAAGCCAACTTATGTTTAATATACGCGTTTTTATCGAACGAACGACCTACATAATAATTTAAAAAACCATCCTTATCGTATGAAGGTATTACAACCATATTTCTTAATGGACCTTGTTCACAATAATGTAAATCATATTTTACTACGTCTTGTGGAGTAATTCCTCTTTGGTCTAAATAATGTAAAGCATGTTTAGATAAAACTGCAGAACTTGAAATTATTGGTGTAACTTCTTTAGGTAACGTTAAAGTGTTAGCGTCTACTGTTTGTTTGACTTTTGATTTAAAATTATATTGTTTGTCAATTTCTTTTAAAGCACCAAATGCTGCTCCTGGGGCGTTAGCTTTTTTAAGTAATTGAAAAGCTCTATGACCTTTATAATTACAAACCCAACATTGAAATTTTTGAGATAGTAAGTTGAATGTTAATTTATTCTTATGGTGATTACAAGAAGGACATTTAAAAACAGCCTCATCACCCCCTCGAGCAGATTTACTTCTTCCTAAAATCGATTCGAGTAATTTTTTTAATAAATCTTCTTTCATCTTTTAAATCGTTTCATTATTTTTTTAAATGCAAATCGTGAGGGAAATTCAAAATAACAAAATGGGTTTTGAGGTATTTCGTTATCATCTATTTTTATCTTTTTAAGTGTTTCTCCTTTCCATTTTACCCCCTCCCTATATATATAAACTTCACCTGTGTTTTTGTTTTTTGAAATAATAACCCCCGGCCATCTTTTTGTAGCCATTTTTTGATAGAATTTTTCTAACACTGGAACTTTGGTCATAAAGGAAATAAAGCTATATTTTGGGTTTGATTTTAAAAAATCCATTATTTTATTAAAAACCTTAGTCATAACCTTATAAAATTCATGGTTATTTGTTTTAATATTAAGATCCATGTTTCCAAATTCATGAGAACATTTATTTTGGTTACATTTTACCCCAAAATTTGCTGTAAATCCTATGTTTTTTTCTTGGTCTCTTGTTTCCATAAAGGTTAATAGCAGATTTGATTTTTTAGTAGTTATATCAAATTTGAAAAGTTTTCTATTGTTTTTTGTTTTTTCTATTTTCATTTTCTAAAATCTTTGTCGTAAAACTTACCTAATATGTTGTCGTTAAGATATAACTTGTCTTCTAACACCTCTAACACAAATTGATATTTACATTCTAGGTATGTAAGTTCTTTTTTATTGTAAGCTATTTGTAAGATTTGTCTATGTAAATCATAATCATGTGCTTCTTTGATAAAAGCATGTGAGCCATAGTAAGTTTTCCAATCGCTTTCCTTTAATACTCTTTTGAATGTTGGTGGGCGACCTTTACCTTCTAATCTTATGATTGCAAGTTCTTTTTTGCCTAATTTTTTCTTTAAATTGTAAATTAAAGATTTTTTACCAATGTACCTTTTTCCAGTTGGAAGGTGGGTTGTTTGATAGATGAAACCAAATGCGTCTTTTGGGAGATCACTGATTTCTTGTATGATTTTGTTTTGGTAGTTCCATTGCATATGTTAAATATACGAAAGGTATTTTAGGTATCCCAGCGAACTACAATAGTTGTGTCGGTTTCATTTGACGTTCTTATAGGGGATCCTAACTTAGCTACTACTAACAAATCATTTTGCTCATTATATAAACCAACTGTAGTAATGTAAGGCTTAAAAAGTGAACCTGTTACAAAATCTGCCATATTTGGGTCTTGTGGGGATTTTGTGACTCTTGCGGATGAATTTAAAGTATCATTATACTCAAATTCATCAATAGTACATTGGTATTCATGTTCCCATATTGTGTGGGTTCCTTTAAATTTATACTGAGTGATTTCATTTGTTCCTGGGGTTAAAGAAGTTATATATCCGGGGTGAGTTATAGTTGTTATTCCCATTGAATAAAAACAATTTCCTACATAAGGAGAACCATTGACTTGATTATAATGATTTGTTACTTGAGTATTTGATAAAGCTACATTGTATATTTGGATTTGACTTAAATCTCCTACCATGTAGTTTTCTTTTCCCCCTTTATTTCCTATATAAACATTAGCATTATTTTGAAATGTTTTACCCCATGAAATACCAACATCTGTATTTGTTGTTCCTGAAGAAGCCCCGGCAGCAAATACCTCTAAGGTTCCTCCTGAATATCTACAAGTTATATGATTCCAATTAGTTGGTGTTAAAGTTGCTGATTTAGCAGTTGCTGTTCTTTCTCCATCACATCTGCTGAATTCTATTTTATTACTTTTATAATATACTTCAAAAGGGAATTGTGGTTCTGATATTACATCTATAAGTTGACTTGATCCCGTAGTTATTAAGGATTTTGGTTGGGAATGGGCATGAGATACTACTGCGGGAACTACTGTTTTTGTTGTGCTTTTAGAAATTATATAAGCTGGTGTAGAAGTAGTTCCTGCTGTTCCTGTTTTTAGTTTTACCCAAAAAGATATTGTGAAATCATCTTGTTTATTAAAATTATAAATTTCTCTATGAGGGGTTCTTATTTGTGTATTAGTGGCTGATCCCGAAAATGTTATAACAGGCCAAGTTCCCATTGATGTCTTTAATGTATGTTCTGCGAATTGAACTCCCTTATATTGAATTAAATTAAAATAGTAGCTATCATCAAATTCATCTCCAAAATCAGGGGTAGTATAAGATGTTACTGTATTGTGTTTTACTTCTCCATCTTTATAAAAAGGGCTTCTTTGGTGGGAATCATACCATATATAGCCTGATTGTACATTTAAATCATATCTTTTAAAACCCCTTTCAGGACCTATTTTTAAAATACAATTATCTATATCATGAATATAATCATCTACCTTAGTTCCGCTTACTATAAGATTACCTCTTAAATCATCTGTGAATTCATTGACTGAATTTATATAAACAGATCCTGGTTTTATTTCTTGTCCATATAGTCCTGCGGGTGTTGAAAGGATATTGGTTTTGTGGTGGAAGTCTCTTTTTTGGTAGACATAATGGGTATTCCCTAATTTATTAGAAATATCCATTTTATAATTTTTATAAAAACTATTTTCTAATTGTCTATATTTAACAACGTTTTTAGTATCACCCCCATAAACCCCACTTGCAGTAGTATAAAGAGATACTGATTCTGAAACCCATTGTGTTGAGTAATATTTTACTTTATTTGTTGCTGCAGACCCTGAAGTGAAATCATATTGTTTATGGGCATTGAAGGGAATAATGGCCATATCTTGGGCTGTAAACTTTTTGTAAACTTCTGACATTTAGGAGACATTTTAGTAGTCTAATTTAACTCTTATGAGTGCTTCTTTTGTAAAATCTTTAGTTATAGGTTGACTTAATTTTGCTACTGCTACTAAGTCTCCACTATCATTATACATTCCTACTGTTGTGATGTAGGTTGTAGGGTTATCTATAAAAGAAGTTATACCTACAGACCCATTAATATCTACAAATGAGGGATTAGTAGTGTAATTGAATTCACTATTTCTTGCTCTTGTAAAATAATATTGTGAGCTTACTTTTTCTTCGCTATCTAATATAAATGAATTACCTAATTGTAAGGCATCTACTAATTCTTGGTGGTTATCATTTGCTCCAAAATTAGGGGTAACTGTAGGAGATAAAGCTGCATTAGATCCATGATTTAAAAATAAAGCATCTGGGTTTAAAACCATAAATCCTGAATCTGGGTAAAATAACCCATAAGATCCTTTACCACCACCTGCTTGGTTTAAAGTTGCACCTGTCATTACTCCACTTGCACCTTCTACAACATTAAATTGTCTACCTGCGTTTGTCATTACTGCTGATCCTGATTGTGTTATAGAATCGTCTGTGTATATTTTTGCTGATGAAGCTGCTATCTTCAGCTTCATATTCATAGATGAAGGTTTAAGATTATGTTTGTATCTTGCTCTGTTTACATTAATTATATAAATGTGATCAGGTGTATATCCATTAAAACTAAATTTAGAATTTTCATCCCCAAATACTAATTGTCTATATTGGTTATAAATTACTCTGGATGGACTATATCCTGTACCCCCAGGTCCTGTAGTATAATCTAAAGATCCTGATCCATTTATATGTCCATATCCTACTGAGAATTCAGAACTACTAACAGCTGCAGAATAATACAAACTTATATAATGTGATCCATTTGCTGTTGCTCCAGGAGCTGCAGCTACACCCCCAGCACCCCCATTAACATTCTGTAGTGGAGATTCATGCATGTTAGCTGTTAATAGTTCGTTTGTATTATTAGTCCATGTTGATGTACCTAATCTTTGAGTGTCATTTACTATATCTCCTTCTGCGTATCTTACTAATCCCATGTTTTTGTTTTTTATTTATTATGCTAATGAAATTCCTGTTATTCCTTGTGCAGCTACATTTGCTACTACTTCTTTAGAGATTTCAACTGGAATAGTTACTCTTGCTCCTGAATCTACTCCTTCAATTGTTAATGTTGTTAATAATTTTGTATTAGTTCCAAATAAAGAGACGCTATTTAAAGCTGTAATTGATATTGAACTACCCATTACTGCTTCACTTACTTTTGTTGAAGTAAATGGTCTCATTGTTTTATATTTTTTAGCTGTAACTCCTTGTCCTTGGAAACTTGTTACTAATCTTCTATCAGCAATTGTAGCTATATACCCTCCTGGTTCTTGCATATTATTAGATCCATTAAAGTTTAATGTAGTAGGATTAATAGTTGTAGTTGCCCCAATTGTAAGAGTAATTTTAGAAACATTAGCTGTTACTATAGGTAATTTGGAAGTTCCTCTAGGTAATGTTATTAATTTATGAAGCATTATGTTGTTTTCATCTGGAAATGCTTCTATAATAGGCATATTTTCTATTGCCTCTCCTGAGTATTGTGTTCCATTAGGGTGGTTTTCATTAAATAAAGTATAATCTACTTCATCATCACCTAATGCAAATTGTGTTATTTTAAATGAACCGTCATTACGTGCAAGTAATTCACGTCCTCTTTTTGTTAAAATTGCATCTACTGTGATGCTACTATTGTCTAAATATCCCATTGTTTTTGTTGTTTGTTATAAATATAATGTTTTTTAAGAAGATTGATTAGGATTACTAGGAGCACTTCCTCCTCTATTTCTTCTGGTAGCTTTTCTTACTGCCCTACCTTGGTTTGGTCTTTTACTAACTTTTTTTCTTGTTGTTTTATCTATTAATCCTGCTTTTTCAAGGTAATAATTTAAATTATCCTTAATTTGTTGGTGTGTCTGTTCGGGTACTATTACAAATCCTTTCTCGCCTATCCCATCATACATTTCACTTTCTTTATTTAAATCTAAAATTACTGTTGGTTCTATTCTTAATACCCCCAATGTATGACTTGAAAAAGGATAAAAATAAGAAGCCGAAAATGTTCTACTGGTAGTATGTCCTGTAGATCCCTCATAATGTTCATAATCATATGTTCTAATATCTGATAAAGAACTTGTGATCGTTGTTACATAATATCTGTCTGATTTTAGTTGTGTTACAGGTATAGATCCATTATATTGGTGGTTTGCATTGGTTGGTTGGTTTTGTACTTCCCAAGTATCTAAAAAAGCATCGTATTTCCCAGAGGCTCTATTACCTTTATTTTGAAAAGATTGGGTAGAATCATGATTATTTTTTAGGTGGGGGTAATCGATTTCCATAGTACCTATAGATTCTTGTCCATTATTAGGAAAGCCATACATTCCTTTCATAAAAGTTACAAAAAATTTATTTCTACCAGTTGCTATATCCCAATAAACAATATCATCATAGAAAGCTGTCATACTTCCTGAGTTCTTTAATAATCTA